CTAAAGAAAGGTTTGGCTACTTCTGCGATCTTAGAAATAAACCCACCAGCATCCTTTGCTGTATCTGCAACCGTACCTATCTTGGAGAACACACCCTTGATATCGTTAAACAATAGTTGTAGGATATTGAAGGCTGGACGGCATACGGCAAACGCAGCACCCAGTCTAGCAGGGAAACTTTTGAAGTCACTTGCTACTATAGTAACCTCTTTTCCAACAGCCCCAACTGTAGTCCCCACCTTTTTGAATGCATTTACGAAGTTGAATACGCCTCTCCTGAACCCTTCAAGACCCTTATCGAGAAATGATACTTCAGTTTTTACACCACCACCGAAACGCTTGAAAAAATCTGTGATACCATCTGTAATACGTTTGATTTGTTTACTGAAGAACCCTTTGGTAAAGAGATCCAGACTATCAACGAAACCACGGAAAATACCAGCAACAGCACCGACTACTGCGGCACCAGCCGCAACAAGTGCTGCTCCAATAACACCCAGACTAGACCCTTTAACGGCAGCGCCACCCGCAACGAGATCACCACGACCAGCAGGAGCCTTCTCTTCCTTCTTCTCTCGCTCTTTCTCTAGATCGTCACCCTTACTAGCAGACATAGACTTGAAGTACTTCTCAAACTGTTTGTTGAGAGTGACAAGTTGCCCTAACTGTTCTTTGTCTCGTTGTTCAGACGCAGCGTTATTTAGACGCAGTTCTCCTGTTACCTTATCAAGTGTTGCCATTTGTTATCAACGCCTTTGTTGTTCTTTCATCTGTTCTTCTCGTTCTTTCAAGTGTTCCTCAAGTAACACGAGATAGACCTCTCTCTCCCAAGGCATCATATGTTCGATGTCTTGTAGTGAATACTGAAAGTGCTGCATCAACGCGAAGTTGGTCTTAAAATGATTGACCAAAGTATCGTGTGAGAGGCACACTAAAAAAAATCTTGGATACCCTCCAGAGTAATCGTGCTATCTTCTCCACACTTGGAACACGTGAACTCTATATCCTTTTTCATGGCAGGTACAGTCTTCAAGAATTCACCTACCTGTTCAAACTGTTTATTCGTCATTGAGTCGATAAACCCACTCAACTCCTTTCTGCTTACATCACTCGCGAGGAACTGTTCATCCTCTGTCATTATGGATACAACACAATCCTCTAACATAGCAAACCCAAAGTCTGCCTCCGTCATACCATCCTTATAATGTCTCACAAACGAGTCGTATGTCGGGTATCGCATCTCAATAGAGATATCATCAGTGAGTTGAATTACATTATCAACATCAGTCTTGAATACCTCTACCGTTGATAGATCGACACTCACTTCAGTCGTGCCGTCACACTCTTCTTGTTGACACCTCACCGTCAGGTTAGATGACTCACCCACAGACTTACTACGAATCTGGGTGAACATATACTCCACATCAAATGTGGCTAGTTCAGAGGATACAATATCCTCGTAGACACATGCGACTACCGTGTCCATCATTGCTCTCATTGCCTGTTTCTCATCCTGAGACTCAAACGCAGAGAGTAGAATCTTCTCTTCCTTGACCAAGTAGGGTCTGTATGTAATCTGCCTGTCCGATGACGGAATCGTCATCTCATACTTCAAGGTATCATTTAACTTAGGTAATGCCATAATATGCTCCAAATATTATAAAAACTTCCTGATCAATTCGCCTGCAATTCCTTCAATGAAACCACCGCCACCAGCGTCACCACTTTTACTTGACCAATTCTTGTAAGACAATTGTACGGTTACTTCCATCAACTGCCCATCGTCACCCAACGGTATTTCGTTTAGTGTAGTTGGGTATGCTTTATCTAGGACTAAAGTATAGGTGATATCATCACCAAATACTGCATTCAAATCAATCTCACCCTGTGCAAGATCTAATGGCCCTAGTCTTGGTAATCGTCCCCTGATAGATGATGGGATCTTACCCGAATCAAATATCTCTTTCTTATAAAGAGGAAACGATGTACCTTTCTTGATGTGTTGAATAATGACCGGATGGGTATAGTCATTGTAGTATCCAACTTCTAATGTCTCTTGGTTTACTGCGAGGTTCTGCCACTGTTCAAAGTAGGTTCGTACCTTCATGTCATTCATACAGATAAAGGTCAGGGTGATATCACCTACCGCATATCCGTATGCCTGTTTAGTGGTCGTTAGACCAATCTGGTTCTCGGTAGATAAGATCTGACGGCCAGGCAATGATGCTGCCTTGCACAATAGGTTCATCTCTCTTGCATCACCGTTGATAGGTGGCAGGAAAATCTTGTACAGATTTCCCATGGCGAACCCACCACCCGCACCCACTTGGGACTTGAAATCATCAATACGAAATGCCATTAGTCTTTACCTATCATCTGTCTTGAATCGTAGAACACCTTCTGAGAGTTGGACTTTCTCCAACTTGCGGTTGGTAGGAATGTAGCAATCTCCCACTCAGGCGCGGGTACTTCTGCAAACTTACTCTGTACATGCTTGGTCAAGTAGTGCTTGAAGCATGGTTTGTAGTATCGTAACTTGGAGATACTCTGTAGTCGTTTGTATGTGATGTTAAACTTAGCATCATCACTGGTCTTGCTAGACGCAACCTCCATCAACGAATCCAACATCTTTGCTCGTAACAAGGGTGGTAGATAGTGTAGGTTGAGACCATAGAACCCACCCTCTGCGGGGCCCACAACTACCACCAACGGAAATGTATCATAGTATGGTAGTGTGTCTTTGCCTTTGGGATCATAGAAGAACATCTGCATCGTACCAATAACACCTCGTTGGGCTCTGGTCTTTAGTGGTTCCTCTTTCATCAACTCTTGTCGGTTGATGGAACGCATGTTGGATGCTTTCTTTCTGAACCATTCACGCGATTCTTCGGTACGGGGTGTTACACCAGCACGGAATGCCTGTAGTTCTAATCTGTTGAATATGTTTGACATACCCTTATTTATACTTATTTTTTACGTTTTTGAAAAGGTTTAAGGGGTTTTAATGTCTTCATTGGTTTTGTTGATTTGGGAATGAGAGTCTTCAGTGGTTCGTTCTTCTCTGTCCAGATAGCAAACTTCCATCCACGATCTGCGGCATACTCCTGTGCGGCCTCCCACTTATTGATGTTCTTCACATAGGTCATGCTCTCAGATATAAACCTCTTGGTTCTTCGGTTGCCCGTGGGTATACGAGTCTCCTTGTCTGGTTTGATCTCTATCAACCATGTAGACCCATCCTCAAGTACCATCTTCAAGTCCATAAAATATCGATGATATCTCTTGTCAACCTCATATAAGTATGGTATAATGACTTCCTCGGAAGACCACTTCTTTACCTTGGGGTTAGTATCACACCACTTAAATGCGTGTTTCTCCCATAGGGAACGGTACACCACCTTCGTATGGTCTCCCTCATACTTCTTTGTATTTTTTACTTTATATGTCCCAGAATATGCCATGAAAACCTTATAAATAAAGACAATAGTTTTTAACTTATTTATCGGATTAGTAAAATGGCAGAACCGAATGAAGTGCAGGGTATTGCTGCGGCGAGGGCAGTAAAAGACCTAGAGTACCCTCTCAACAACCCTGACGAGTATAAGGGTAGACTGGTGTTCAATGTCATGGAAGAACCAGAGACCGACTTAGGTAACCTTGCAGAAGCAGCAAGTAATGTGGTTAAGGCTGGTGTGGACAAACTCAGTGAAATCACCGGACAAACACCAGCACAAACAAAACAGTCGGTAAAGGAACATAAGAACGGGCCTAATACAAGTGTCCCAATCATAAAAGAAAGACCGTTGATCTCAATGGGAAGACAAGTATCCTTGTATCTACCTGCTGGACTTCAGTATCGTGACAATGTTACCTACGAGAACTTTGACCTTGGTGGTGCGGGTGCTGGAGCAGAAGCAGCACTACAGGGTGGATCAGGTGCCATTGCGGGTTTGATTGAGGGTGGCATGTCAACCCTATCTGCTGGACTAAAGGGTTCAGCAAACAAGGATCTTGCCAAACTAGGTGCGGTCAAACTTGCGATGAAAGGCCCTGACGAAGTCGCGGGAGCATTCAGATCTGCTGGTGGGGTCACAACAAACCCCAATACTCGTGTGTTGTTCAAGTCTGTTGGACTGCGAGAGTTTTCCTTTGCGTTTAAGTTTCTTGCTACCTCTGCACGAGAAGCAGAGGAGATAAAGGAGATCATCAAACTATTCCGAACTGAGTTGTATCCAGACACGATCAATATTCCTGTCGGAACGAGTGAGATCTCTATTGGGTATAGATTCCCCAATAAGTTTCAGATCACGGTTGAGTATGATGGTGATGAGATTGCTACTCGTATCAAACCATGCTTCTTACGAGATGTAAGTGTGACCTACAACAATACATCCATGTCCATGCATGAGGACGGTAACTTTACTGAGATTGAAATGTCTCTGTCATTCCAAGAAACCAGAACGCTCAGTAGAAAAGATGTTGAAGAGGAAGGATTCTAATGACAACAAAGTATTTCAAACCATTTGGTATTGTTCCATATCGATTCGGAGATAACGAACCTGCTGTCATATTTGATAATCTGACCCAGTATGTTGATCTGATTGATTCATTGAAAGATAATATATCATTTTACAATAAGTACACCATAATCAGCGGAGAGAGACCCGACACATTGTCATACAAACTCTATGGTACAACAGATTACTACTGGACATTCTTTCTGTTGAACGATCATGTCCGTCTATCTGGATGGCCTGTGGAGACCTACAATATTTTGACAGAAGCAAAGTCTAAGTATCCGTATCGTATGGTGACCACTAACTCAAACATAGCAACCTCATTTCCGGTAGGTCAGATTGTTACTGGTGTGTCCAGTGGTACGCAGGGTAAGATCATTAAACGTAATCTTGATATGGGTCAACTCGTTATTGACACTTCAGTAACGCCAGGCGCTTACTTTGGTCAGTATCCTAACTCAGTAAACTTTGACCAAACCGAAACCATATCCTATATCAGCGAACAAGATGGAGAGACTTTCACTGCTGCTCTCGTAAAAGCATCTGAACAGTACAATGCAGTTCACCACTACGAGGATGCTAATGGGGTACATCAAGATCTTACTTTGTTTGCCTTTGATAGTCCTAACTCTAGTTGGACACCCGTAACTTATCGTGATAGATTGGAGAGACGAAACGACGAGTTGAAAGAGATCAATGTATTGAAGGACGATGTTGTAGATAAGGTGGTATCTGAGTTCAATAACTTCCATCGTATAGAAGCATAATGCCGAAACTAAATAAATCACAACAGTTTAAGATCACCGAGGCTGCGATCAGTGCAGACCGCATGGGTGGGTTTGAAGCGAGTTTCTTTGATGTCAGGACATCTGTCGCTGAGTTAAACATCTTTGAGAGTCTGGACAAACCTTACTTGACGGGAACAGTGGTTATTCTAGATGACAAAGCACTCTTTGATAAGATTGATTTTCAGGGGACAGAACGGTTTCTGATCGAACTCTCTTCTGCTGAGAACGATCTGGACACAGTCTTTGAACGAGTCTTTATCATGACTGGTGTGGAACGATCCGTTAAGTCCACGGACAACGGTAAGTCTAGCATGTATGTCTTTACCTTACTGGATGAACATGCATTCCTAGCACAGATGAAGAAGATCAGTAAGTCGTTTAGTGGTAAGATTGATGATATCTTGATCAAGTTACTTGCCACTGAAATGAACATGGATATTGACCTATCATATCTACTGAACTCAGAAGGCAATAGAAGCACTCCTGTACAGACAAACATTAAGGGTATTATTCCGAACCTGAATCCATTACAGGCAATCAAATGGTTGACAAGTCGGGCGACCACCATAACAGGGTCTCCATTCTTTACCTATGCATCCATGCATGATGATAACTTACGTCTGGGCAATCTGGATACCATGTTATCACAACAAGCATTCAACTCAAGACTACCTTACACATATAACCCTGCCAACGTGGCTCAGGCAGAGGCCCAGACCGAGTTGGAGAAGACCTTCGCGATTAAAGCAATGAAGGCATCCAAACAAGCAAACACTCTGAAACTAGTACAAGAGGGTGCTTTGTCAGCAGGGTATTGTAACACAAACTTGAATACGGGGCAAATCTTTTCGCAACATCATACCATAAGAAATACCTTTAATCACATGAATCAACAAGGTGTCATTGGCAACAATCAAAATGTCTTTGACCCAGCGTTTACTCTGGACGAAACATTGGTTGATGTTTTTGAACCGAGAATATATCACACCGTGACTTCTAGTGGTACCTACGGTAGATACAAGAGTTATCATGATGAGTTTGATGCTACCAAGTTCAAGAAGAAAGTTGAACGACGAGGTATTCTCAATCACTTATACAAGAACATGATGAATGTGGTGATAGAAGGTGCTGGGTTTATTATTTCAAAAGCAAGTGTTGGTGATATCGTCAACCTCAAGATCGTGAACGACAACTCTGAACAGGACAAAACTGCAAGTGAAGAAGAGTTGATAGATAAGAGTAAGTCAGGAGACTTTATTATTTACGATACTCGTCATACCTTCTCAGGTACACAACACACGGTATCAATGAATGTGTGTAAGCTGGAGAGACTTTCGTGAGCAGTATCCTTAGTGAGTTTTATGGTGACAACTCCAGATGGTTCATTGCCACTGTCGTAGATGCCTCACCACCATATGGTTTTGAAGGACGAGTAAAGATTCGTGTTCATGGACTGCATACAGAATCTACCAGACTCATTCCTCAGAATGATCTACCGTGGGCCCAGTGTGTCACTCCTACAACAGAGGGTGGAATATCTGGAATAGGTCGTATGCCTCAGTTACAACCCAACTCTTTGGTGTTTGGTATGTTCATGGATGGCAAGAACTCTCAGACTCCTATCGTACTGGGATCACTTCCACACATTGAACTACCTACTCCTGTTCAAAGAGGTCAGGTAGAAGAGGATGTCGGAGAAGATAACAAACCTGAAGGACTATTCCAGTCCATCGTCGCGGCAGTAAAACCCAAAGATGCAGATATTGATAATGAAGATACTGGTGCTGTACAAAACCGAGTATTACAATCGCGACAAAAGACCTCAGTAAAGTTCTTTCTCAACCTTGGGTACAGTGTGAAACAATCAATCGCGATGACTTCGGCATTGACCATTGCGTCCGGTATGAGAACTGGTGTGAATAAACAGTCGCGAGGACTTGCCAACTTCTCTAGAAACAGGTATACAGACTTACAAAACTTCTCAAATGATTTTGGATTCTTCATGACTCAGTTGGCCTTTATTGCCTATGAGTTGAAGGGTACACAAACCAGTGCCAATATTAGATTGTTACAAGCAACTAACTATGAGGGTAAAGGTGGTATCTGTGAGGTGTTCTGTAAGTACTACCTAAACAATGGTGATGCGACATTTATAAAACAAGTCGAACTACAAGCAAGACGATTGGTGGATAGGATAGTCTAATGGCATTGAAAAAATCAGATCTTGATATTGTCTTAAAGGCAGAAGAAAACAAACGATCACTAAACAATGCGGTATATGCTGATACCTCGGTACAGGCAGTAGAAGAGAAGTTTGCCAAGACCACCAGTAAGATTGGTGCGATTGATGGTCAGACCTTGGGTGGTATCAAGAGTCTTGGAGAATCCGCGATATCACCCAATGAAGTTCTCAAGGATGGTGTGGGTAAAATCACCGACAGTATTCCTGGCTTGAGTGGAACGGCAAGTCCTTCTGCGGCACTACCTTCTATTGTGGGACTTCCTGCAATGACTCAGTCAGGTGGAGATACTGCGTCTTCTGCAATGGCAGTGGTAGGTGGTGGTGCACCCCAAGATGTTCAGGAAGCAGTTGATAAGGTAACAACCATCTCCGGTGAATCAATGACGGATATATCCGAGTTCACCGCGACGATTGCAGATAATGACGAACTGTCAAGTATTACTGCTGCTCTTCCTGATCTGAAGATCCCTAGTATTGATGATGTTGTTGGTGAGGTTACTCCGGTTGCATCTCTGAGTAGTGTTGCGGATACTGCCAAGGATGCGGTATCTGATGCCACTGGTATTGGTGGACTGACCGCAAAGTTACCTGATCCCAAGAACTCATTATCTAAGTTTGGTGATGTCAAGGCACTTTCCAAGACCGTACTAAAAGATACCAACTCGGTGGTTGATAAGTTTACGAGTGATGTTTCCGATTTCACTTCAGCCTTTAATCAAAGGACAGAGACTGGATTATCCGGTGTTTTACAGAATGTGGCAGAAAAACTAACCGGAAGTGCGAGTGCATTTATTCAGAATCTAGTTCCTGGCGGTATCTCTGCGACAGAGAAAGAGAGACAAGAGATCCTTGCTCAGTTTGCAACTAAAGATCCTGTAGAGAAAACTAAAGCAGTCAAGTCATTGGCAAATAAGTCACCTAATGTCTCGGATAGGATGAAAACCGTAATCGCAGAACAAGATGCGACTACTCCTATACTCCTGAACGATAAGGTAGTGAACGAGGCAAACAAACAGGGGGTTCCTGCGGCGGAGGTTGAGGCAGCCACAAACGAGATTATTACTATTGACAATGGTCTTAGTCAACTAGATACCACGATCAGCGGGTCTGTTGTTGTGGATGCAAGTCTGTTTGACGAGGGTGTTCCGGTTGATGCCAACAACGCGAAATGGACTGGTCGTACCACTGGAGATGAAGTCTTCACTTATATCGCATCTGTAGAGGAACTGGACGCTGAGTTTGCGAGTATCAAACGAGATATCACTGAAGTGATTGTACACGCAACCGAATCTTATACTGATAAAGATATTGGTGCGATAGAGATCAACAACATTAACAATGAACTAGGCCATGATGGTATTGGATATCATTATGTTATCCGACGAGACGGTAGACTTCAACGAGGCAGACCGATCAACCGTAACGGAGAACATGCCGTAGTGAATGGACATGATGTATATTCTATTGGTCTCGTTCTGGTGGGGGGTCTAAATATTTCATCAGGGGGAGAAAACCCAACCGACTTTAGATCTGCTCAGTCATTTACACGCGAACAGTACACGACACTTGAAAAGTTTCTACGATCATTCTATCGCAAGTATTCAGGTGGTCAAGTGTTTGGTCATAATGATATTGATGAGGTAGAACTTGATCCATATTTTGATGTGGTAGATTATATTGAGTCGGTATTCCGCAAGACTAATATCACTACTGATCCTGTCAGCAAAGGGCCATTGAGTCCACCGGAGATTGTGAATGACAACTAAGAAGGACAACTACGATTTAAGGGTTGGTAAACTTGGTTCTGGTAACGAGGACACCCTCGGTGTACCCTATGATGGTATGCAAGATCCTACCGGAGAGTATCCCAAGCGAGACTACAACTTTGGTTCGTCTGTCAACCAAGCCGCGCGTGGATTAAAGATAAATGATCTGTATGTGGGTGGTGGTGACTTTGGGGTGTCTCTCAATCTACAACCACAGAGACCATCAGAGTATCCGTTCAACCAAGTACAAGAGACTACTTCTGGTCATGTTATTGAACAGGACGATACGCCAGGCGGTGAACGAGTACTAATCAAACACCGCACAGGTGCGGGTGTAGAGATGAGAGCAGATGGATCTGTTGTTATCTCTGCTGTTAATAATAAGGTAGAGGTCACGGGTGGTGATCAGACTGTCATTGTAGAGGGACACGGAAACCTCGTCTACAATGGTAATCTAAACCTGAAAGTGACGGGTGACTATAATATTGATGTTGGTGGCAACATGAACCTCAATGTCGCGGGTAATAAGGTTGAGGCGATTGAACACAATCACAAGACCACCGTAACGGGTAACTCAACCTACACCACCAAGAAGACCAAGACAACCAAGACGATTGGTACTCATACGGACATCATGTTAGCAGACAACAACCAGTTTGTCAAGTTTGATCAGACAAACTATGTTGAGGGTAATATAGAGATAGCATCAGAAGATAATATCTTTGTGTCTGGTAAGGAGTCCTTTGCGGTATCCTCTAAGAACACCAATATCACGGGTGCGAAGTATGTCTCTGTTCTGGGACAGAAGGGTGCAATCGGTGGTAAGAAGGTTGACTTCACTGGTAATGTTTACCAAGGTAATGAAGGTGCATTGGCAGAATCTTCTGGTGCAATCTTCCACGGTACATTCAAGGGTATTGCAGACGAAGCGATTCGTTCCTATAATGCGAATGTGGCAGATGCAGCCAAGACTGCATTCCAAGCACAGAAGGCCGGAACTGCGGGTTCATTAGGAGCAGCGGGTGCTGCATCTGACCCAACTGTCGCAGAGGCAACTAAGGTACAGGCAGCGATCACAGGTGAAGCCCCACTCACACCTATTCTTGTGGTCTCACATGCAACTTCAGGATCATACGCAATCAAGAATGTCGTGGTGGATGCGGGAGACACTCTGAAGAACAAGATCCTGTTGACCGATGATTACGAACAGGTGTTTGATAAGATTCCGACAACCCAAGAGATTCGATCAGCCTTCCGTAACTCTAGTACACGAGATAAGGTGGGTGGTATTCTTGTTTCCGAAGAAAGACTGAACCCAGACTATCAATCAAAAACACCTCCTGCCATCGGTAGGACAGTAAAGAAATCACCATCATCTAGATTTGGATTTGAACCTATTGGTAATGCGGTAGAGAACAGAGGGAAGAGATTTACACCATGATAGTATTAGTTGATCCGGTATACAATCCAGAGTTCCGCAGTGACATAAACTCTTCAACCAGACTTGCGCCTGGGATTACCATTGCCAAGTTCCTTGGTGCGTATGGTGACAGAACATCTTTCAATCATGTGGCAAGTAAAGATTCCAGACTACAGATTGCTCGTAACCTGTACATGCAAGCAGAGGCCATGAGGATTATCAATGGCAACACCGAGAACTTCAATGATGTCCGACTGATAGTATCGGAAGGTATCTTTGACCTAAAGACTGTTGATCTGTCTGATGATGCGATGGGTAAAAAGGGTAACGGTAGATTAGTATACTATCAGGTCATTGATAGAGAAGGTAATATTGACCTAGAGAAGACCTTTGATGTTGCCGAGTATTGGAAGGATTACATCAACTTTGGTACTCTCTACTTGGACTATGACACATACAATATTGATGGTAGTGTGACCGCACAGATTGGTCTGGAGTTTCCGAATATGCCAGCGACATTTGATGTCACCTTTGATCGTAATGTAGAAACTTATTTCAATAATGAGTTGATGAGTGGTGACGAATTAGTAGAAATCAAAGAAAAAGATTAAATAAAAGGTTATAAATAGTACTATGGCAATACGTAGAGCATTCGCACAAGAAGATAGAGATCTCCAGACAGCCTCGATTAGTACTACGAGGGTGCGGGACTATGTCGATATTGATTTGACTTTTAAGGCAAAACCTTCTAGTGGAGAGATCTTCAAGAAGAATGGTGCTGCATCAGTCAAACAGGCGATCAAGACACTGGTTATGACCAATCTCTTGGAGAAACCTTTTCGTCCACGATTTGGTGGTAACATAAGGGCACAACTGTTTGAGTTGGCTGACCGTGGCAAGTCTTCAGTTCTGCGTAGAAATATCATACAAAATATTCAGGTGTTTGAACCAAGGGCAGAGATCATAGATGTGATCGTGAATCTGCAACCTGATAGACATAGTTTAGATGTAACTATTAAGTTTAAGGTAGTAAATACTGATGAGGAAGTCGAGTTTACTACCACACTAGCAAGGTTAAGATAACATGGCAACAACAATCAAATCCACATCATTAGACTTTGATGCGATTAAGAATAACCTCAAGACTTTTCTTGCTCAGAAAGAAGAGTTTCAGGATTATAACTTTGAGGCATCTGGACTGTCTAATATTCTAGATGTTCTGGCGTACAATACCCATTATAATGGTTTGACCGCCAACTTTGCCTTGAACGAATCTTTCCTTGGGACTGCACAACTGCGTAGTTCTATCATCTCCTTGGCAGAGGGAATAGGATATATTCCAGACTCAAAGACTTCCTCTCAAGCAATCATTAAGATGTCCATTAATCTTAGTGGTGTGACAGATCGTCCCAACACGGTACAATTAAATGATGGTTTCAAGTTCAATGCGACTGTCGATGAAACGGAGTATGTGTTCCAGACCATAGAAGACCTTACTGCCACAGATAACGGTGAAGGTCTGTATATATTTACTGACGCCTCTGGGGAAAGTAACATCAAGGTCTACGAGGGAACTCAACGAGTCAAAACCTTCCTTGTGACCCAACAAGAAGAGAACCCAGTCTATATCATACCCGATACTGAGATGGATATTTCTACTGCGGTTGTGCGTGTATATGAGTCACCATCTTCTTCTCAGTTTTCTACATATACCAACCTATTGTCCGCTACGACAATCAATGCTAACTCTACTCTATTCATATTGAAAGAATCTCCTAATGGATTCTTTGAACTGACCTTTGGTAATGGTACAACATTGGGTCGTTCACCAGCCGCTGGTAGCAAGGTTACGGTCACCTATCTGGCATCAGGTGGTAGTGCTGGTGATACTGCCAAGACATTTGAACCTCAGAGTCCAATCACTGTTGCTGGTGTATCGTACAACGCATCAGTAACTACTGTCGCCAATGCTGTTGGTGGCGGTGAAAAAGAATCTATAGAATCTATTCGTCAGAATGCTCCCTTCCAGTATGCATCTCAAAACCGAATGGTAACAGCCGTAGACTATACCGCACTGGTACTACAAAACTTCTCAACACTGATCAAGGACATCACATCCTTTGGTGGTGAAGAAGCGATCAACCCAGTCTTTGGTTCCGTCTTCATATCAATACTATTCAACTCCGATGTTGATGACACTACGATACAGGTAACAAAGGACTCTATCATTGATCTTGCCGCACAGTTATCTGTCGCATCATTTAATGTACAGTTTGATGATCCAGTCAAGACCTTTGTTGAGACCGAGTTATTTTTCCAGTTCAATCAGAACCTCACAACTCTGTCTCGCAACACGATTCAGGACAATGTGACTCAAGCAGTGTTTGATTATTTTGATACGAATACGGGTAACTTTAATCAGTCATTCCGACGATCAAATCTATTGACTTTGATTGATGATGTTAGTCCTGCGATTCTATCGTCCCGAGCCACAGTGCGTATGCAGAGACGGTTTACTCCGACATTGACACTAGCACAAGATCATGTAATGAGATACGCGACAATTATTGCAATCCCTGACGATGTAAACCATGTGATTACATCTACCGCTTTTACATTGCAAAATAAAACCTGTGTGTTAAGAAATAAACTCGGAACGAATAAACTAGAGGTATTTGATCAAGATGAACGCGCAGTCATTGTAGATAATGTAGGAGACTACGATGGGGATACCGTCAGAATCGTTGGTTTGCGTATCGACAACTTTGTTGGTTCCGATCAGTTCATTAAGGTGTCTGTAACTCCTGCCAACCAGAGTGCCCTGACTCCTCTAAGAAATGATGTCTTGGAGTTTGATGGTAGTAGATCATTCTCTCGTATCGTAGACGTAGAGCCTGGGGTTACTAACTAATGGGAACCAAGAACGATGATACTTTATCGGATCTGAATAGACGAGATATTGCCTTTCCTAAGCACCATGTATCAACGGTGTTACCGGAGTTCTTTGGTTCTACCTATCCTAAACTGATCACTCTATTAGACCAGTATTACGAGTTTGAGGATGGGAATGATTCCCCTGCTCGACTTGCAAATGACTTGTTTTACAACCGAGACATTACTCAGGCAGACCTTGATCTTCTGTCTTATATTGAAGACGAACTCTTACTGGGTCAGTCGTACTTTGAAGGGTTTGCAGACAAACGGGCTGCGGCAAAGTATTCAAATACTCTGTATCGTTCTAAGGGTACCAAGTATTCTATTCAACAGTTCTTCCGAACCTTCTTTAGTATTGACCCCGAAGTGATTTATACTAAAGAACAAGTATTCAAGGTGGGTGAAACTGGATCTGAGATTGGTTTTAACTCTCAGAAGTTTATCACTGACAACAAATTATACCAGACTTTCGCTATCCTTGTCAGGTCTGAAATCGCGTTTAATAAGTGGAAAGAACCTTACAAACTGTTTGTACATCCGGCTGGTATGTTTGTTGGTAGTCAGGTTCAGATCGTATCTGCGGTAGAAGATGCTCTGACAGCCCCTCAAGTTATTATTGCACCTCCACCACCTATTGTGATAGAGAACAATGCAAGTTTTGGTGAACTAGCAACTCTTGATTTGACCGCATTGGTGGATGACCTATATAGTGATTCAGATGGTATGTTATCAAGAATTAACCCAGTACTTACTGATTTGAGAACATTCTCTCTTGATCAGATTCAAACAATTGAGAATCAGTATTCTTCATTGCGTGAAGCGCAGACTGCGACATCACCCACATTCGATGATTCGGATCAGTTTGAGACGAATGGTATGGATATGAGTAATAACTTCTTCTTTGAGACGATGGATCAAGAGAAACATATTTTCTATAGTGGTGATTCAGATCAGTATGTAAAACAATTGCTAATTGGCACCTAAAACCCTTATAAATATATAAAACAAACGGATTAGAAAATGGCACGACAAACTATAAATCGTGGAACAACAGCGAATGATGGTACAGGGGATACCCTGCGTACTGCTGCCCAGAAGATTAATGAGAATTTCACTGAATTATATTTATCAGTGGGTGGGGATACTGCATCAGTATCCTTGACTGAAGGTGGTGTTCTATTTGAAGGACAGACTGAAGACGCTTTTGAGACTCTGTTGCAAGTCGTAGAACCGACTGCGGATAGAAACATCTACCTTCCAGATAGCAGTGGTACGATACTCCTAGATTCGGGTGTACAGACTCTGACGAATAAGACTCTGACAGCTCCTGTTTTGACATTACCACAGATTAATGATACCTCTCTTAATCACCAGTATGTTTTTGGTGTCAATGAACTTTCGGCAGACCGCACGATAACTCTACCTGCTCTTGGTGCTAGTGACACATTTGTATTTGCAAATGCGACTCAGACCTTGACCAATAAGACTATTGATGCACTTACATTCTCTAATCCAACACTTCACGGTCTGGCCAATGGTGGTTTACTATTGGACAGTTCAGGTAATGAATACACAAAGTTTGTGAATGTTTCTAATGCAGTGAACTTCCTAACAATCACCAATGCTGCGACTGGTGGTGGTGCTGCACTTGATGTAGATGGAGACGATGCTAACATCAGTCTTAAAATAGGTGCCAAGGGTACTGGTGCTGTAGAGATTGTAAATAAACTAGTTCTTGAAAAGGGAACAGATGTTGCATCTACCACGGCAATTGATCTGACCGAACCACTGACTATCTTCAACTCCGGTAGTAAGATTGTTCCTACTATTGCTGATGGCACTATCCAAGGAGAGTCTAAGATATTTTCAAATGTTGGAGCGGGTGAAGTAAACCTAACTCCTGTGGGTGGCACATCAAATATCTTTGGTATTGACTCTGGTAATGGGTTCATTAAATTTCTTGAAGGTCAGGGATGTCATCTGGTCTGGAATAACACAAAAAGTAAATGGTTCTTCGTGGCCAATAACGGCACGGTAACAGGGTAATAAAATGGCGATTGTAACTAATAGACTAAAAAAGCAAGTTATTAAGAGTCTTCAGGCTGACTTTAATCTTGCGTCTGAAGATTATTATGCGGTAATTGGTCGTTCCGAAGATTGGAACGACTCTGATATTGCACCCACGGCAATAAATACTCAGAGAGAAGAGCGAAACTTTAGGTTATCTGCTCAGTCGGGTAAGGCCATTGTTGACCTATCCTTTGTTGTACCACGATATAACTGGTCATCCGGTGCAATCTATTCAGCATATGATGATGCACAAGTTGGTTATCCAGCACAAACATACTATGTAATGAATGACAATAACCAAGTATACATGTGTATTCAACAGTCTATGAATGCTGCTGGAAACGCACAGGTATCAACTGTACAACCTTCCGGTAATACAACGGGTGTTCCGTTTGATACTGCTGATGGTTATATTTGGAAGTTCTTATACTCTATTAGTGCATTGGATGCAACCAAGTTTGTTTCTGCCAACTATCTTCCCGTGAAGTTACAAGGTGCGACTAACCCAGATTCTCCTGCTCCTGATGTTGAACAACTTGCTGTACAGACTGCTGCGGTTTCTGGCCAGATTATAGGTTACTATGTTGACTCCGGTGGTGCTGGATATACATCAGATCCCACTATCACCGTTGTAGGTAATGGCACGAAGGCAAAGGCTGGTGCGACTACTTCTGGTGGACAGGTTGTAAAGGTAGAACTAATTGATAGTTCTGGTTCTTACACATTAGGTTCTGGGTATGACTATGCCAATGTTGTTGTATCAGGTGGTGGATCACCCAGCAAACCCGCAGCGGTAAGAGCAATCTTATCAACTCCTTTAGGACTTGGAGGTGATCCAAGAGATGACCTACGTTCCACTGCAATTATGTTCAACGTAAAACCAGAGGGTACTGTTAATGGTGACTTTATTGTAGGAAATGACTTCCGTCAAGTTGGTTTGATGAAAGGATTAAAGGATTCTGCTGCTGGTGTTGACTTCACTGAGGCCAACGGTAAATTTCTAAAGCAACTAGACCTCTCTAGTGTAACGAGTGGATTTACTGCTGATAATACAATCCAAGGTGCTACTTCCAATATTAAGGCACTGATAGATAGAGCAGACTCTGGAGGAAACGGTGGTATTTGGTATCACCAAACCGAAGAAACTGGATTCGGTGACTTCGCTGCTGGTGAGAACATTACAGAAATTGATGGTAACGGAGCAGGCGTATTGAATGCTTCTATTACTCCTTACATAGACCCTGAGATTGATGCGTTTTCCGGTGAACTTTTGTATGTTGATAACCGTGCTGCGGTTACTCGTTCAACAGATCAGACCGAAGATATCAAAATCGTAATACAAATATAATAAGGTATAGAGATGCCAAATACATTTACATCTAACGTATTCTCCACCACATATAAGGACGATTTTGTTGATAGTGACAACTATCATCGAATACTGTTCAATAGTGGTCGTGCACTACAGGCACGAGAACTCACTCAGATGCAGACAATCATCCAAGAAGAGATTGCTCGTTTTGGTCGAAATATCTTTAATGAAGGTGCTGCGGTAAATCCCGGCGGGCCTAGTATTACCAGTGATTTCGAGTTTATCAAACTAAACACAACTACCAATGTATTACCTGCTGATACTACAACACTGTTGGGTACGGAGTTCACTGGACAAACCTCTACGGTAAAAGCACGAGTACTGAAAGTAGTTGCTGCTGAAGGTAGTGACCCAGATACATTGTATGTGCAGTACACCAACACTAGTGGTGCGACAGCGGGTGAGAATCCAATCCGCATGAGTGCGAGTGAAGATATTTCCAATGGTACGGTAACTCTTACGGTACAATCAACAAACACTGTGGCAAACCCTGCGGTTGGTCAAGGGTGTCAGATCTCAAGTTCTGCTGGTGATTTCTTTACTCGTGGCCACTTTGTATTTGCAGCACCACAGAGTCTTATTCTATCTAAGTACACTCGGTATCCGACTGCTGTTGTTGGTTTCAAATCAACAGAAGATATTGTAACCGTATCCGATGACCAAGCACTATATGATAATCAAGGTGCAACACCAAACCTATCATCGCCTGGCGCTGACCGATATCGTATCAAACTTACTTTAACAACACAAAATGCACTTGCTTCTGATGACAACTTCGTTTACTATTGTGATGTTGTCGAAGGTAATATTGTTGACCAAGTATCATCGATTTCTGATTTGAACAGTCCGGTCAAGTTACAAGCACAAGGAAGATTTGAAGAATCTGGTAACTATATTATTAATGACTTTACGGTAGATTTCCGAGACTCTGATGCAAATATTCAAGCTGCTGTATCAGATGGTACTGCCATCGTTAATGGTTATCGTGCGGAGGCAAACAAACCAGAAAATTTAATCATTCCCAAACCAAGAACTACTGTTGATATTGCCAATGAGGTTGTAGGTATTAGTTATGGACAGTATCTGATTTGCAATACCTTAAAAGGTAAGTTGGATATCAGCACATTTGCTACAGTAAATTTACGTAATGCAGCAGATTATGGTGGATCTACTATTGGTACTGCAAGAGTGCGTTATGTTCTACAAAAGGGATCAAACTTCCATGTCTTTCTATTTGACATCAGGATGAACTCTGCACAAGCATTCCGTAACGTACAGTCTTTAGGTACAGGATCAGCGGACTATGCTAATCCTGTCTTAGAATCTAGTAAGGCCGTCATCAAAGAGGCTGGCAAGAACAACCTAGTATACCCTTTACCTAGATCAAGACCTCGTACTTTGAGTGATGTAGATTTTGAAGTTCAACGTATTAGAACAGGAACATCGAATGGTTCAGGTCAACTAACCCTCTCGTTGTCTACTGCTGGTGAAAGTTTCTCAGCTACAAGTGAGTGGATTGCTACACGTGATGATACTGGTGCAGTGGTTTCTATTACTGCTAATGGTGCTGGTACACAATCAACTACGATATCTGGTCTTCCTAATAGTACTGCTGTCACGATATACCTGAAGGTCAACAAGGCACAACCTTCTGTTCGTCAGAAGACTTTGGTGAATACAACCGCCACTGCGACAGTTTCTACTGATAGTCTGACAGGAGCGAAATATGTAGATCTAGGTAAATCTGATATCTACAAGATAGGTTCTATCAAAGCGGGAGATTCAGACGGTGCAGATCTTTCTCACTTCTTTACTCTTGACAATGGTCAACGGCCAGGGTACTATGCCAATGGTCGTTTGATATTAGACGAAGCAGCATCAACTCCTGCTGGTAATATTTTCAGTCGTTTCGTTCACTTTACTCACGGTGCGGGGGACTACTTCTCAGTAAACTCTTACACTGGTCAGGTTAAATATGAGAACATTCCAAATTTCTCTACTGGGCCACGAACTTCAGTGAATCTACGTGATGTCATTGACTTCCGTTCATCGGTTGACGCGAATGGACTCTTTACTGGTGCTGGTGCACAAGTAAATGAAATTCCGACAAACGGTGATGTATTCCAAGCGGATGCTGAGTACTACCTACCTCGTTCAGACAAAATTGTCATAAACACGAGCGGTGAGGTCAAGAACATCTTGGGACAGCCAGGATTCTCTTCTCAGATTCCACCTACACCAGAGAATACTTTGGCATTGTTTGAGTTGGAACATAACGCATACGGTCTTAATGACTCTGACGCTGTTATAACTCCAGTTCTTGCAAAGCACTATAGCATGAAAGATATTTCTGAACTGGAACAACGTATTGACCGACTAGAGGAAGTCACCTCTTTAAGTCTACTTGAAGTTGAAACATCTTCATTGTTGGTTCTGGATGG